GGCCTGATCGTTGAAGTTGCGTGGCCACGCTGCCCAGGTTCCACGGGTCGGCGCCGCCGCCGCGGCCTTGGTGCTACTGCGAGGACGCGAGAAGATCAGCGGCGACCTTGTCGTGATCAAGACGCACGCCAGGCGTGGTCCGAATCCAGCCATCCGCGATCCACTGGCGAAGCGGCACGCGGGCTTCCTTCTCGCGGTCGGCAACATTTTCTTCCGGCATCCAGAACATGGCCTCGGCGTCGTAGCCGCCCTGGCCGTCGGGGAAGAGGGCCACGGCTGCCGTCAGGTCGAGGTGGTCGGCAAGGTCAAGGCCGATGAAGCACGACCGGCCCTCGAGCGGCAGCGGTGGCGGAGCGACGCACGGGGCGTAGGCCTCGGGCGTGAACCACCGATTGTCTGGCGTGGTCCAGACGTTGAGCGAGTAGCGGAGCCACCGCGACCGTTTGACAGGGTTGGTCAAGGAGTCCTGCCAGTCGGCCCGAAACTCTTCCTCTGGGAACGTAATTCCCATCGACGGATTAGCACGGCGCCAAACTTCTGGATCGTCAAAGTCGTCGTCGGGCTTCGCCGCATAGATCAGGCCGAAGAATGTCGGGTTTGCGGCCGGGTTGTTCATGACAAGCTCGGCGTCCTGCCACCACTGATAGCCAGGGCCTTTGCGGTCGTCGCCGGCAGTGCTGATCGCAAGCACCAGGCCGTTGGGCGTGGCGCGCGTGGCGTAGGTCAGGGCCGAGACGAGCTCGTCGGTTCGGTGGGCGTGAATCTCGTCGATGATCACCGAGCCGTTCAATCCTTCGTTCCGCCACGAGTCGGCCGACAAGCAACGCAGGATGTTGCCGTGCTTCCTGTTGCGGATGATGCTCTTTGAGTCGACGACCTCGAGCACCTTGGACAGCGGCGACGACTCAACGGAGCGTTTCAACATCCGGTAAAGAATCCGAGCCTGTTCACGATCGACTGCCGCGGGATAGACGTCCGCGTGTGGGAGATGCGAAGTCAGCAGGTACTGCGCGAGCTGCGACATCAGGAACGTCTTCGCGTTCTTCTTGGGGACGAAGACGGCGCCGCGCCGGTAGCGGAGCCGGCCGTCTGGACGCTTCCACCCGAACAGCGGCGCGATCACGCGGTCGCGGTGCCACGGGATGATCGTCACCGGCTGCGGATCGCCACCGTCCTGGCTGGGAATGCGGCACAGGCTTTCGATGAACTCGGCGGGCTTCGCCGCGGCCTCGGCATCCCACGTATACCCCGGCACGTACTCTGGCCGGTCCGAGCCCGGCTCAGCCGCAGAAGGCTCTGAGTGCGGCCTCTTCGGCGTCTTCTTCGCCATGCTCTGTGGCCTCCGGCGGGAATCGGGTCTCGGCCGCCGGCGTGAGGCCGTACTCGCGGGCCAGGCTGACGAAGTCACGGCGAGCGTCTCGCAGCAGCCTCGCCACCGGGTTGGCCTGCTGGCCTTTGTCGGTGCTGGTCATCCAGCCCTCAGCGGCGAGCTGCTCGGCGAGCTCGCGGCAGTCGGCGTAGAGGTGCGAGAGCAGGGCCAGGCCCTCGACGTTGTCAGCTCGCAGCCGGCCAGCGCCCGCCAGGCTGTCGGCGTGGGCGTTCCAGTAGGCGGCCGCCACAGGGCGGGCTGCGACGTCTGCAGGGGCCTTTGGCGTGGCCGTAGGCTTGGCCTCGGGCGACACGGCAAGAGACTTGCCGATCGCCGCGACGCGGGCCACAGCGGCCTGTGATCGCTTGCTGTTGGGATCAGGATGGCGGCCTCTGCGGCCCATACTTACCTCGGATTTTGGCTTAGTTGGTCGGAAATTCGTGCGAAGGCAGCATGGGGCTTTCCGGCAACTGTCGTTTTGTCAATTTGACCCACCCCGGGTAGCCCCTCACGCGTAGCCCTTACGTCGTTGTTCGTCTCGCGTCTTACGCCCGTGGCACGAGCTGCAAAGCACTTGAAGATTCAGATCCGCATCGCTGCCGCCGTCCTCGAGCGGCAGGATGTGATCGACGTGGGCATCCTTGCCGTAGCACACTTCGTGGCACGTTCTGCACGTGAAAGCATCGCGCACAAGAATGCGTTGACGCTTCGCAGTCCAATCGGCGGAAAGGTAGTGCGCCCTTTCCTTCTGCGGCTTCATGCCGCGCTGGTGCGGTGGTCTCCATCGTGGAATTGCGTCGGGCATTGCTGTATTCAATCCAGATCGTGCGGGTCGTGGAACTTAGGCTGCATCAGCAACAGCCGACGCTGATCGCATTCGGCCCTCCTGATTGCGATCTCCTCTGGTGTCGGATCGACTGAAGGGCCACGTCGTCCGCCGCGGCCCTGGCCACGCCGCAGGTCTTTGATCTGGTCCTTCATTCGGGCGTAAATCAGCGACGTGCAGACGCCAGCAACGAACGCCATCTCGGAGCTCGTGCCGCCCCTCGCGTATGTCTTGCGGACGGCTGCCTCCTGATCAGGCGTCAAGAACTTCTTGCGGCACTGCATCACGTGTCCTCTCGGATCGTGATGATCGTGCGGGCCTGTTCGTCCCTCGCGGCGTAGCGTTTGCGGATCGACCAGAAGACAACCTGGTCGTCGTCGCCCCACACGCCACCGTCGGTCAGCGCGTCGGCCACGCCCTTCAGCACGTTGTCGCCGTCGGCGTTTGGCCAGGGCGGCGCGTCGGGTCTCAGGTCGTGCTTACGCCAGTGCGACGGCGGCCGCTGGAACACAGCATCGACGAGCAGGGCAGTCGGCCCGGTGATCTTCTTGCCAGACGCTCTGGCCACCAACTCGATCGCTTGACGATAAACGTGAATCGGGTGCTTCGTCGGCGTGTATGCACGGCCGAACCCACCTCGCGTTGAAACGCGAGGACGCGGCTGGGGCACGGGCTGGCCTGGCACCTCGAGCACGATCTCCATCGTCTCCTCCTTGAGACGTGGACAATCGTGCAGATTCTTTTGCACGAGTCTAGCGTGCATTCCACGCCAGACCGACGTTCGCCAGGGCGTAGCCAAGCCACGCCAGCGCCATGCCCGGGTCGCCCTTGCGGAACTGGTCGACGCCGACCATCAGGTAGACGAAGCCGACGCACAGGATCAGGGTAGAGCTCATGACAGCCTCGCTAGCAGATCGCGGAGCGTATCGGCAATCGGCCCCGGCGTTAACTCTGCCACGGCGTCCCCAATCGCCTCCCGCTCCTCGTCGGTCAGCGTGAGGTTCAGGCTGCAATACTGCGTCACCGTGCCGCGAACGTGCGGGCACACCGTTTCGGACGCCGTCGCTGCACCGTTTCGCAGCCGCTCGTTCTCGGCCACTAGCCTCGCGATGATGTTCTCGCGGGTCTGCAGCCGCCACCGCAGACGCACAATGTCGTCGGCGGCGCCACGTTCCAGCAACGTGTTGTCTTTTTCGTCCATGAGCGACATTCCCCCCCCTCCCGTTTTGTCACGCTGTCTGCCGCAGCTCCTCGAGCTGCTCCAGGCCGGCAGGCGTGGCCCGCAACGTCCTGGCCATCCCGGCCTGACGCGTGACGATCCCGTCCCGCTGCATTCGCTCAATGTGCTGCTGGACGTTGGCCGTGGTCTTCCAGCCGAACGCCTTGCTGATCTCGCGAACCGTTGGCGGGAAGCCACGGGCGGCGATCCAGTCGATGATGAATCCAAGAATCCGGGCCTGTGGTCCTGTCACTGCGTGACCTCCTGTCGTAGTGGCCTGCCAACAGCGCGGGCCGTGTCTGTGAACTCGCCGCCAAGCATCCGGGAAACGAATGAGCCCTTCTCGGTCCTGTCGCAGAACTGCGAGAGGGTCGGGGGCGTCTTAAACCCAGAGCACGCCCCACGCTTGATCTCAGGAATCGCAGTCAGGGCCTCTTCCAGCCAGCCGGGCTCCGAGAGCCTGGCCACGAACTGCGGCGGCGGCTCGATGGACCGCCACTGCCGCTTCTCTCCCCAGGCGGCGTTCCATGCCCCTCTGAGCTGTGCCCATGCCCTGCCTGATTCCTCATCCAAACCCGACGGAGGCGGGGGAGGAGGAGGAGGTGTATAAGACATGGACATGGAAGCATCGCTGGAGCATGTGCCATCGCATATGCCGCCGCATATGCCGCCGCATATGCGATCGCATCCCAAATCGTCGTTTTCGGCCGATTTATCAACATCGGCCTCCCCGGCGACAGGCCCGCCGGAGCCACCCGCCGGAGCCGCTTCGGCACCCCTCCCGGACCATCTGGCGGAGGCGGACTGACGAGCCCGCTCGCTCCGTTCGTGGGACAGGTGACGCTCGTGCTCCAGCCTGACATTCCGACGCTTGCCGCCCCCCCCTACCGGGAATTTTTCGCCCACCAGCTTCCACGACTTGCCCACGCCCGGCGAGATGAGCTCGAGCCGCTTCGGATCGGCCGGGAGCCCGTCCTGCTCCCACTGGGCGATCAGCAGCGTCACGTAGTGGCCACGCTCCTCGGCCGACCACCCAAGAGTGGATGCGAGGAAGTCGCGGCCGAACATTGGGAACCAACTACTGGCCATCCGCGTCGCCCTCCAGGCGGACCTCAAACATTGATCCGCAGATGTATTCAACTCGCTGCTGCAGAAACCGCATCTCTAGGCCCGCTTCCTCTGGCGTGCGGGAGCCTTTAAACAGGTTGCAACTGCCGCACGCGCAGACAAGGTTTTCCCTTGTCGCAACACCTCCGCGGGACCACGGCACAACGTGATCAACGTGGATAGTGTCTGGTCGGCCATAAGACCTGCCTCTGCTCCATCCGCAATAGACGCAAGTCTCTTTGTCTCGCGCTAGGACGTGCCATTTTTCTGTGTCAATCACGCGCCTTGAGTCACCGGCCATGCGTGGCCTCCATTGCATTGCGTCTCGACCACACCGTCGCACTGAGCAAATCGATGTCATCGCCGCTCTCAACACCACGATCGAATCTCGACAAAGCAGAGTTTATTCGCCCTCGCAAAGCACGCTCTTGATCTGCAATCTTGTGGCATGGCCTGCAAAGCAACTGCACGTCTTTTTGCCTTTCACGACCAAAAGTCTTGTAGTGCTTGTGGTGCAAGTCGAGCTGTTCACCACTTTTCAGGCACATCTCGCAGGACTCGCCGCGACGCGCAATCACCTTTTTCTTCAGTTCTTTCCAATACGGCGAATTGATGTGCCGAACGTATCTCTGCTTCCACCCAAAACTTGTCACACGCACCTCCATTCCCTCTCGCCCCGTCCGCTCGAGCTCGTAACAGTCCTCCCCGTCTCCACGATCCTGCCAGCTTTGGCCAGCTCGCCGAGCCGCTTGTTGACCTGGTGCGGCAGCAGCCCGCACCGTGCCGCGATGCCGCTGGCCCCAGCCGGGCCGTCGAGCAGTGCCGCGAGGATCTGCCGCTGGTGCCGTGTCGCCAGCCCGCCGGCCTGTGCGGCCGCCGCGTGCGATGTCGCCGGGTCTGACGCCCTGGCGGCGCCGAACAGCGGCAGAGACTCTTCGATCGGTGGTGTCACCCAGTGCGGTCTGCTCACCTGGCCCCCCCCTGCTTCTTGAGTTTCAGCACGCCGTACACGGCTCCCTTGCTGCAGCCTGTCCGCTCGGCGATGCCGTTGACTGACACGCCCTGTGCGTGGAGCCGCCTGACTTTCTCGGGATCTACTTTTGGTCGTCCTGGCATGTGGCACCTCGTCGTGTGTATTGGCCCCGTGACGTGGGGCATTCGGTCGAGTCACCAGGGAAGGCGAACAAACCCGGCCTCGACTGCGGTGGTTACTCGCCACTCCCGCAAGGCGACCCATGCGGCGGATGCAAACGCCGCGACGACCAGGGCGGGCCGGTCGATGTCACTCGTAACGGATCACCGCAAACCAGCCGCGTTGGCCGCGGGCCACGCCCTGCTCGACGATCCGGTAGCGGCCACGCTGGGCGTCGCGGAAGAAACAACACGACTCGACCGCCTGCTGAGCGGAGCTCGAGGAGTAGCCGACCCCCTCGCGTTTGCCGTTCAGCACGCGGCAATGGGCGAGCCGCCCCGTGCGTGCGTTCTCCTCGGCCTGCTGCTGGGCCGTGATCGTCGTCGTCACCGTGAACGTCTGGTCGGCCTGGGCCAAACCGCCCAGCAGCAGTGCCAACGTCATCGCCACCATAAATCTCGCGCTCATATCAGATCCCTCCTTGGAACCAATCGAACCACGGGCAACGTGCCCGACCGTCAATCGCCAGTCCACTTGATGTGTTGTCCGTACTCTTCTCGCTCAACCGGCGGCACCGCTGGCTTGAACGTCGCCAGCTCTGCCTCGACTTCCTTCAACCGTCCACGCAATGCTGCAGCCTCATTGAGCACCCGGTAGGAAACGTTCAGCACGGCTTGCAGCTCGTCGGCGAGCTCGTCGCACCCGCGGCGAGCCCGCACGATGTTCACCACGTGCACCTTGTGCTGCTCAATCCATTCGTGAATGACCATGACAGGCTCCTAGAACGGGATGTCGTCGGAGCCAATCGCCGGGGCCGTCGCCTTGACCTTCGCGGCGGGCGTCCTGGCTGGACGCTTCGCGGCGGCCTCCTGCTCGAGCTGCTCGATGGGCAGGAACTTCCATACGTTGACGAACAGCCGGCCGTTCTGGCCTGCCTTGTGGCGGATCTCTGCCCTGACGCGTCGGCCTGTCAGGTCATCCTTGTGCGTCTCCAGCCATTCCTGCGGAGACAACGCCAGAGCCGCCGCGAGCTGCGACACGACTACGTTGGCCCAGTTTTGGTCCTTCTTGAGCGAGAGTTTGACCCACCAGAACTTGCGGTCGTCGTGGGCCAGCTCCAGCACGAGCTGCGTGTCGTCCTCCGCCACTGTCTTGATCTGCAGCTCGTGGACGCCTTCCGGCAGCTCCACACGCTCGCTGCTCGGCGCCGCCTGCTGCGGCTCATCTACTGAAATGTTCCAGTCCATCGTTTTCCTTTCCTGTTGTTGTTTCTTCTTCCCGGCCCTCATCGACGTCCACGAGTCATGCCACGCCATTCACTGCCCCCTTCGGCTCAATCACGTCATGCCGACGCGACACAGCTTCGTGCAGCTCGCTGGCCTCCTCGGGGGACAACTGGCCCTCGGAGACAAGAGCGTCGATCCGGTCGGCAATCTTTCCAAGCGTCCGCACACTGCCCGCCTGGCTGATGTGCGTGGCGATCCTGATGGCCAGCGGCTCCTCGACAGGCGAGCCGTCCCCTGTACCGCCGGTAGCGTCGGCAGTTCTTGCAGGCGTCGGCGCCGACGCCACAGGGGACGGGAGCCCGTCCGAGAGCCACGCAGCGAGCTGCTGGCCGAAGTCTTCACCGGGCTTGTCGATCAGCTTGTCTTGAAACTTGCCCGTGCGGTCCTTGATCACGTGGCCGATATGCTCGGTCGAGATCTCAAGCAACAGGTCGAACTCGTACTCGATGCCCTTGCCCTGCTCGGGGGCCAGGCCGACACGCTGCGGCGTCTTCTTGCCGTTGTTGTCCACCGTCGTCCACTCAGTCTTCGACCGCATGGTGGCGATGACATGGCCGGGGTAGTTGAGGATCGCCTGGACGAGCCGCCGCTGGTGCGGTGTGCCCTCCGACCAGGCGGACCACGTGTTGCCCCTGTACTTGGCCTTAGCCAGCTTCTCGACCTCCTCAAGCAGCGTCTGCCAGCCGTGAGAGAGGCTGTCGATGATGAGCACCGCATACCCAGCCTTGGCAGCCTCGCTGATTGCGGCCACGTAGCCGTCGATCGACTGGTCCTCGAGCTCAAGCACATCGAACGAGAACCGGTCGGCGTACTTGCTGGCCGAGCCTCGCTCGGTGTCGATCACTGCGATCGGCCTGCCGCCGGCAAGGCCCGTGCCAACTCGGAGGCTGGTGAACGTCTTGCCGGCTCCGCTCGGCCCGTGAATCGCCGCGTGGAGGTTTGCCTGTGCCTTAGTTGCCTTCTTGAATCCCATTTCTGCGTCCTTTGCTTTTGGTGTTTGAAAGCCCGTTTCGCGTCGTGCTAGCGGGCGATGAATTGCGTCCCTGCTACGCCGGCTCCGCCGGCCATCCTTCCGGCCGTGGCGTCCTGCCTCGGCCGGTCCTGTTTGGTCTGTCAGAACGGGAGCAAGTTCCCGATTGGCCACGGCCGCGGGTCCACCTCGACGATGTCGTCGGTGGTCTCCACCAGGAGTAGGCCGTTGTGGTGGTCAGTAACGCGGCCGTCGTCGCAGGACGCGTCGCTCCAGCCCTTCAGGCGGAATGACACGTGGTCGCCAATGGCGAACGCGTCGGCGTGGCGTGGCGATCCGTAGGTCTCCTGCATTCCGGCAACGGCACCGGCGTATTCGCGAGCGTTTGCATCCATCGTGGGGGCTCCTTTTGGGGTGTGTTTCGACCAGTGAACAAACGAACAGTCAACGAGTCAAGCGGTTGGTTTTTTGTCGTCGTGAATTTTTTATTGCGTTGTGTTGGTAGCGTTAGATGGGCTACTGGATCAGACGGGAAAACGTGCCAATCAGCCAATCAATTCCGTGTGCAATTGTTTGGGCGGCCTGCGAGTCGCTGCCCAGCTCCTGGCCAAACCGAACCAGAGCCAGCGAGCAAATGATTCGGTCGATGTGCCGTTTCATCGGGGCGTCCTTGCCGTGAAGAATCCTTGGGGGAACAGTGTAGGGTATCGTTAGTTGGGTGTCAACCGCTTGAGCGAATTTTTCTAAAGGCTGTTTGCCGGCCTAGAAAACGCTACTTTTTGCGCTTGGCCGACTTCTTCCGCTTGGCCAGCGGCCGCTTCGCCATGTGCCGCTTGGCGGTCGCCCTGGTCGTGAGGTTGTCGCGGGCCTCGCGTGCGGCCTCAATCGGGATCAGCCAGACACGCTCGCCAAACCGCCTGCCGGCGAGCCTGCCGGTTCCAAGCAGCATCCTGATCCAGCCCTCGGTGCAGCCCATCAGCTCGACGGCTTCTCGCACCGTCAAGTATTCGCCGCCCTCGAGCTTCTGTGGGGACATCGCAACCATTCCCGGATACTAGCGGCGATCGCTACTTAGGACAACTTAGGAGGCTATCTGGACAACCTTGGTCTGTCTTTCACCACACGTTTTCTCAAAATTCCGCAGTAGGCGCATTTTGCCCACGGCCCGTAGCCTTGGTTCCAGCCGGGCCAGGTATGAGCGGAGGGCATGGGTATCCTGACAGTGTTCATGATCACCTGTACACTAGCGGTCGTGGTGGCAAAGGCATGGAATCGGCTGGCGACTTACGCCTGCTGATGTGTCGCAAGGATGCACCACGCCGAAGGTGCAAAATGAATCTGTCCGACCTGCTCGACCGCTACGCCGTCCTCAACAACCTGACCGACAAGACAATCACGCTGTATCAGGCGACCCTCGCCCGGTTCACCGAGTTCCTGCGGGCCGAATCCGGCAATCATGCCTACGTGCCTACAACGGCCGACCTCGACGACCTGGTCGTGTCCAAGTTTCTGCGGTGGCGGGCCAAGACGTCGTACCGCGGGAAGGTCGTGAAGCCGGCGTCGGTCCTCAAAGACAGGACGCAGCTCGTTGCCCTGTGGAACTTCGCTGCCAAGAAACGGCTGGCAGCAGAGTTCCCGGCGTTGGCGAAGATGCGAGTGTCCCAGCGCGTCCCTCGGGCCTACACGTCCGAAGACGTTGGGAAGCTCATCATCACGGCCCGGCGTCGCCCCAGAAACGTCGGCGGCAAGCCAGCAGCCTGGTGGTGGCCCACCCTGATCTACACGGCCTACTGCACGGCCGAGCGGATCTCGGCACTGCTGTCGCTTCGGTGGTCTGAGGTGGACCTCGAGCAGTGCCGCGTGACGTTCTTGGCCGACACTCGCAAAGGTCACACCCGCGACATCGTCCGCGAGATCACGCCCGACCTCGCCAAGATGATGCTGCCGTACAGGGGGCATCCCGACGAGCTGGTCTGGCACTGGGATCGTAGACGCAACTCGATCTGGACCTCGCTCCAGCTCCTTTGCGGCAGGGCAGGCGTGAACTACAGGGGCTTCCACGGCTTTCGCAAGGCAGCCGCAAGCTACACGGCACTGAAGCACGGGCGGGCGGCCGCCACGGCCCTGCTCGATCATTCCAATCCACGTCTGGCAGAGCTATATGTCGATCCGTCGATCTGCCCGCCAGAACGTACCAGCGTCGAGTCGCTGCCGGTCCTCGACTTGGCAGAGCCGGTCAACGCCGCAGGTCAGACCGCCCCGCCGCGTAGGCTTTGACGCTCCACGCGAGCTGGTCGAGCGTCCCTGAGTTGTCCACGACCAGGTCGCAGTCGCCAGCCGTCAGCGACTTATCCGACACGTGCCCGCCTGGGCACGTGTTGGGCCGGTCGATCCACCAGACCTCGCCCCCCAGCTCGTCGCGGATGAACTGGGCCTCGTTGGCGAACCGGACGTCGCAGATGGCGATGGTGCTGAACCCCAGCCGGGCGGCCTCGTCGATCCGCTGGCGAGCTCGCCAGACCCACAGGTCGTTTCGGACAAGCTCGCGGCCCCATTCGGTGCCGAGCGTCCGCAGCAGGTCCCGCGGCGACTTGCCAACGGCCGCCGGCAGCTCCTTCGTGGCCCGCTCGCGGAGCCGCTCCTCTGGCATTCCCAACATGGCGGCCAGCCCAGCGTATAGCGGATCGGCAAAGCCCAGCACGGCGCCGCCGAGGGCCGCGGCCGCCGCGTTCTTCCCGCTGCCGGCGTGGCCGGCAAAGCCGATGACCATCGGCCGGGCCGGGCTCTTGAGCTGTTCAATCTCTTGGATCATCGCTTCTCGCTCCCAGAGTAGCCGTCGCACGTCGGCCGCGAGAGATCCCGCGGAGCCTGCATCCCAACATGCCATGTACCTGTTTGCTCGTAAACGGGCCGCGTCGATGTATTCCTCTGGGAGGCGTGGGCGGCTCACGACGTTCGCACCTTTCCGGCCGCAATGCGGAAGTTCTCAACGTTGAATTCGCCAGCCTCGTTGACCTGGACGACGGCCGCCCCGTGGTTCCACTTGTTGAGCGGCGCGTAGGCCGGCCGCAGATCGCACAGGCAGCCCGTCGAGAAACAAACCGTTTCGGCCCCCATCATGTCGGGCTCGCTGTGAATGCTCGTCCTGTGGCCGTGGCCCTCGAGCACCGTGTGGTGCAGCCGCATATAGGCCCCCCTCGCCTGATTGACAGGCGAGCTGATGCCGTTGCCCTTCTCGTGGCCGTGCAGGATCGGGAGCCCGCCGGCCATGACGATCCGCTTCTCGCCCACAAGGTCGATCCCGAGCTCGGTGAGGGCCAGCCAGTTGTCCAGGCCCATGATGGGTGACGTCGAGAGCTCCGGGGCGTGCTGCCAGAGCCACTTCTCCCACCGCTCTTCGTGGTTGCCGGCCTTTGCCACGATCTTGATGTCAGGAAACTCGCCACGCAGCCACCGCAGGAGCTGCTGCACCTGCTCGAGCTCGGCCAAGAAGTTCCGGTGTTTCGGATTCTTCTCGTGCCTGCTGATGGAGTAAAAATCGGCGAAGTCGCCGTTCAAGAGCAACGCGTCGATCTTGTGCTCGTGCAGGTGGTCGACCGCGGCCCGGAGGGCGACGTCGTCGTGGTATGGGCAGTGGATGTCGGACAGGATGCCGATTTTCCCGACGGTGGCCATGTCGTAGACCGTCCACGGCACGGCCTGGCTCTTCGGCATCTCCACACCCTGGCCAGGTGCTCGAGCTGCTCGCCGCACGCCGCGGTCCTGACGGGCTCGGTGTACGTCCCCCGTCTGGCCGAACATCATCCGCACCCGGGACCGGGCAGCCTCAAGGGTAATAGCCCCGTTGCTTTCCTCGACCAACTTCCTGGCAATCGACCGCGCCGGGTGGTCTGGGAACCGCTTGATCAGGTCGAGGGCCAGCTCGCTGATCGTGTCAAGGCTGTCGCGGCTTCTTGGCCCGGTCTTTGCTGTTGGCACGCTCCGCCCTCCGTGGTGTCTGGTCGTCCGCCGGCTTCTTCACGTACACGTTGCCGTCTTCGTCCGGGCTCAGGCAGCCCTCGACCTGGTCGTCGTCGGGCTGGCCGTAGCCGTCAGGGCTTCCGGTCCAGAACCGCTTGGCGGGCTTCTTTGCCATCGTCGCCTCGTGCTAGATGGTCGCGTCAATGAATCCTGCCATCGCTGCGCGTGTCACGGTGCCGACGGTCCAGACGAGCTGCCACGCAAACGTCCCGGCACCAATCGCCGTGGTCTGGGTGTCAGTCAGTGCCACGTTCACCTTGCCCGCCGCGGCGTCGGGGATCGTGGTCGTGAACGTGGCGACAGGGGCGCCGGTGATCGTCGAATAGATGGTGGCCGCGGCCGTGTAGTTGGCAAGGTTTATGTCGAAGTCCAAGAGCGCGGAGAAGTCGTCGCCAGCGCGCCACCGTAGGTTGAGCGTGGCCGGCAGTTGGTCATACGTTGCCATCGGTCGGAGCCTCCGGAGGTAAGAACGCGTCGAGCTGCTCGTCGTAGCGGTAGCCGATCCCGGCGTAGTTCAGCCGGAACGGCACGCCGCCGTTGAGGTGAACGCCGCCTCTCGTGTGATAGCTGGTGCGCAGGCAGCGTTGCCCGCGGACCTCGGCATAGAGGGCTTCGTAGTCGACGCCTTCGCCCTCGTCCTTGCCGACGATCACTTCGGTAACGATGTTCGCGTCGTTGAGGAAGGCGTAATGTGCCATTATGAAAATGTCACCGTTCCTGTGCCTGCCGAGATCGTGAGGACAGTGTCGCCGGCAACGCTCGCCGACGATGACGTGAGGCCAGCGGAAACGCTGGCAGATAGCGATGCGTTAAATCGTAGGATGACTACGCCGGAGCCGCCCGCACGGCCAGCGGTGAAACCTGTCGCAGAGCCAGCCCCGCCAGCACCGCCGCCAGTATTCGCCGCGCCATCTGTGCCCGAAGCGGCGTTTGTGCCGCCGTTCCCACCGCCACCCGACCCGCCCGCACCATTCCCAGACGAAGAGGCGTTGATCCCGCCACCGCCGCCGCCCGCATATGTAACCGAAGACCCCGTGATCGTTGACGCTCGGCCAGCGCCGCCAGCCCCGGCGTTGCCTCCAGCGCCGCCAGCGTTGCCGCCAGCGCCGCCAGCACCGCCGCCACCACCTGCGCGGGAATTCGCGCCGCCGCCTGTGGTGTTTCCAGTGCCGCCGTCCGATCCCAGCACCGAAGACAATGATCTGCCGACAACGCCGCCAGCATTGCCTGCCGCGCCGCCGCCGCTGCCTCCGATTCCGTTGCTGACGCCGCTTGCTGCCTGACTGCCGCCGCCGGGGGCAACGATAGAGCCAAAATAGCTTGCTGAACCGCCGACGCCGTTTGTGTTCGCCGCGCCACCAGCTCCGACACTGACACTCCACGCGGTGCCAGTGGTGATTGCAAAGTTTTGCATTTCCACCATGCCGCCCGCACCGCCACCGCCTGATCCGCGAGTCCCGGCAGTGCCGTCAACTGAGCCGCCGCCGCCGCCGACGACCAGCACACGCACGCTTCGGCTGATCTGCTGACGCAGATCAGAAACGCTGACGCGAGAGTTGCCGGCCGTTCGAATAGACATCAGGTGATCTCGCTTCCGAACACGCTGAACGCGACGTTTGCGCTGGCCGCGTATACAGTCACAACGTCGGTGGCGGCGAGCGACAGCCCCAGAGTCAATATCGTTGTGTCGTTCGCCGGCAGGCTGGCGTCGTAGGCGAGGTAATGCTGGCTCGCCAGCGTTGCGCCCGCCGGTCGAACCGCCACGCGGAAGGTCGTGGCCGTGCTGGCGAGGTTGGCGATTGTCAGCGACGAGACAACGGCGGACGTTGAAGTCGGCACGGTGTAGAGCGTCGTTGCCGTTGTTGCTGCGGGGTTGTTTTGGCCGAGGACTTTGTAAGCGGCTGGCATTTGTTACATCCCTGCAAAAAGAAACGGATGAAGGATCACAGAGTTTGGCAAGCGGGCTTCAGCCAGCGTTCCGCTAGTCAGGTCGGAGGCCGATGTCGTCGCGGAAG